GTTTAAATATAATCTATTATTTATTTATATTTTGCCCCCTTTGGGCATTTTTGCTGGTGGGGCTTCTTCACCTGGAGGAGCTTCTGTTTCTGATCCAGAAATGCCTGGTTCTTTTGGAACTTCTCCCATATCCTGAACATCATTTAATCCTTGATCTCCACCAGAACCATCCATTGGCATTCCAGTCATCGGATCCATTGGTGGTGGAATAATACCAAGTTGTTTTTCTAAATCAATTTGCATATCAATCTCGACAATTTCCTCATCAGTTTGGCGAAGAACTTTCCTTCTCACATAATCAACTGAGTAGTATTTGCCGACATAAGGTTCGACAGTTGCAAGAAGATTTAATCTTTCAGTCATTAATTCAGACTGTTTTAGTTCTGCAAAGTGATTGTCATATAAGAAATCATATTGAATATGATCTGACATATACTCCCAATCTTCTGGAGTAATAATGTTCTTAAGGATGAGTTGAGTCTTCAACATATCATGAAAGATTTGACTGAATCTTTTTCTTAATCTTCCAACAAATTTGGAGAACATCAGTTCATCACGAAGAATTTCTGAAGATCTTCCAAGATTGAACCCTTGATCTCCACCGATTCTTGACTCAGGAACATTTAGAGCACGATATAATTTTCTTTGGAAATATTCAACATCAGTCAATTCTCCAAGATTCTGCCCACCAGGAAGAGTTGTGATTTCAGTTCCCCTACCACCTTCTCTTCTTGGAAGCCAAAAGTCTTCCATCATGGAAAGATGCTTTTTATCATCTTTAATTTCACCTGTTGAAGCATCATAAACAAGTTTGTTACGATAACGATTCATAACTTCACGAAGGTATTGTTCTGCTTTTACCTTAGGAAGATTGCCGACATCAATATAGAAAATTCTTCTTTCTGGGGCTCTCGATAATCTGTAGATAACCAGAGAATCCTCAATCATTCTGAGTTGATTGAGAGCCTTAATTGCTTTGTGAAGATATGATAATGTAGCTTGTTTATTTCTATCAATCAATCCAGACGTTATATAAGTGATTGCATCTTTTGCAATTTTAATTCCTTTACCATAAGCAGTTCCAGTTTGCATACCTGTTGATGCTTGTGGATTGTAAAAGAAATACTCCTCGTATTCTGGAGACTCAAACATGCTGAGTTCTCTAGAAGGATCCTGATTTACATACATCAGGTTTCCTGCATCATTCACATTTTTCTTTTTAAGTTCACGAACAAACTTAATTTTTAATGCGTCAATATATCTAACTTCTTGAATTCCCAACTCTGGGTGTTTTAAATCAATTACTTTATGGTAGTAGATTCTTCCATCTACATACCAATTTCTAAAAATTTCATGGGCTTTTTTATCAAAGTCCATGATTTCTTTGATATATTTGAACTCTTGACGAATGATATTTTTAATTTCATCACCAACATCAAGATTTGAAAGTTCAATTTCCACTGGAGAATCATTAAGATCTGCAACAATGGCTTCGTTTACAACGTGTTCAATTGCAGTATCACATTCTGGGTGAAGTGACATCTCACGATATCTTTTTAATAAATCATACTCGGTTCTATAAACACCTTCAATATCTACATATTGCCCATAGAAACTACTTGCAACATAAAAATCAGACCCATCCTCATTCGTCTTGGGGACGGGGCTGATTGTAGTTGGAGATTTTTGTTCACCACTTTGAATATTAAAACCAAACAATTTAGCCATTATAATTTAAATTAAACCTACTGATCTATTTATTTAACGTCGGAAGTTCCACCTGACTTTAAAGCTTCCCACCACTGGATTTCAAAAGTTACATCATATTGTTCAATAGTATCTGAACTATCATAACTTAATGGAATACTTCCTACACTTGAAGGAAAACATCCATACATTTTATAAGTTCTTAAAATTGGAACATTACCAGAGGAACCTGAAGATTTATAGGGAGCTCTTCCCAATTGACTAACCATAATATCTTTTTGGTAATCTGAAGGATTGACAAAACCAGAAGTATCTGAGTGTCTATTCATTCCATTCATCCACTTTTCAAAAACTCTTCTAAGAGCAAAATCGGTATCATTAATAATCGTAACTGTCCATGACTCAAATGTTCTGTCTCCAGCAACATTTAAGACTCTTCCTCTAAATGGAATGGGAATTGACGCAACCGTTGAACCTGGCAAAGCAGCAGTTTTAACTAACATTCTCATTTTATCATTTAAATCAGTTACATTATCTGGTTTTGCAAAATCAGGAATTGGGATTTCGCACTCAAATAAGTTAGCTCTAGCGCCGCCACCAGTCAGTTTTGACTTGAACTTGTCAAGTGTTCTACTATTTACTAAAAATTCTTGAGGTCCGTTAGACATTGTTTTTAATCTCCTTAGTTAAATTAAAATCTACCAACTACTTCTTCAAATGAAATACCAGTTCTCGTTGCAACAAAAGTAAGTCCAATGAAATTAATTGAACGAGCAGGCTTTACATAAATTTCAGCTACAAATTCATTTCTATCAATAACTTCTGGGGTGTTATTGGTTTCATCACAAACAAGAAGAAACTCAGTAATTCCTCTCTTAGCTTCAATATCTCTTAAATATGGTTCAACCTGAGATACAAAACTAGATCTTGTAAACTCATCATTGAATTCAAATAAGAAACTTTGTGCAATAGTAGAAATGGTTTTTTCCATTTCCAAGAATAATCTTCTAACGTTAATTCTATCAAAAGCGGAAACATAAGATAATGCTGTTTTGTCACCAAATAGAATTGTTCCTCCACCAGCATTTGAGATAATTGGATTGATTCTATTGGTGTAAAGAGTATCTCTTTGAGCTTTTGATGGATTATATGCAAGTTTAATTACATTGTTGATTCTTCCTCTAGCTTCGCCAGCTGGTGAATACCAGCTGTGATCATTTAAGGAAGTTCTTACCATGACACCAGCAATGTCAGAATTGCAAGCTACATGTCTGAATTTTCTTGTAAATCTATCATAGATGTACTTGTATCCAGAATCAAATACTGCATATGAACTTGAATCAATAGAATTGAAGAAGTTTACAATATTATCAGTTTGAGTATTTGAATTTGTAATGTTTACAACATCATCTTTGAATGGAGAAATGCAAGCAATACAATCTTTTCTTGATTCAGCAACTGCAATTAATTTATTTGCTTTTGCTTGTGTTTCTACTTTAGTTATTAAAGATGGGCCCATTAAAAGGAAATCAATATCCACTTCTTCTGTGTTATCAAATAATTCGTATGAAGTTGAAAGATCTTGTAATGTTGCAGAATAACCATTACCTGAGGTATAGTTAACACCACCAACTAAATTGAAAATTTTATTTCCAATAACATTGAAATATATTGGAGTTCCACTAATTTCTTGGCCCCAAACACCATCCGCTGTTGAAATTCCAGCAGCATTATAAGAAATTTTTCCTGTTTGAGGATAACCAGCAAAAATGTAATTTGAATTTTCAACAATAAAGTTTTTATAATATTTTGATTGAGAAGCAACTACACTATTTTTAGCTTTTGAAAGATCGGTAAACTTTTCAACAATGTTGCCAACCTCACCAGTAACAGATCCAGTATCGTCAATAACTACGACATGACATGTATCGTTATATGATTTTCTATTTCTTGCAAATTGACTTGTTCTTGGTTTTTGAGCTAAAGATCTCCAATAAATTGTTCCACTTGATAATGTCAATGTCTGCTCATCATACCAATCTTTTAAAGTAATTGATGAGTTTACGGCCGTTCCAATTCCAGAACCACCAATATAAATTTCATTAGAAGAATCTAAGTCTCCAGTCTTTAATTCATAAATTGTATTTTCCCTATATTCAATAGCGGTTGTAACACCAGATAATGATGTGCTACTCCACTTAACATAGATTTCACTATTTCCTACACCAGTTACAATACCATTCAAAATGGTATCAGTATCTAAGATTGAGGTAGATCCTGCACCAATTACAATTCTTTGAGCAATTAAGTTGACAGTAACTCCAGCTCCAACAGTTACCGTTGTCGTACCAACACCAGAAATAATTTGATCTGCAAAATCATCAATAAAACAAACTTTTAAATTGTTTGCCCAGGTTCCTGGATTTTTAGCTGCCCATTCCCAAGAAAGATCATCAAAATGATTTTCTGTATAATCAGTATCATTAGTAATATTCAGAGTAATTGAAGAAGTACTACCAACTCCAACATTTGCGTTATTTAAGTTAGTATCATTTGTTCTAATTACTTTTGCAATTCCTCCATAAGATAAAAAGTTTTCAATTGCATGATGGTATTCTACTTGATTTCCAGAATCTACTGGTTTTCCAAAGATTTCAATTAAATCGTTTTCTGTTCTTACAGTGACAATTTCATCTACTGGTCCTTTTGGAAAAGGAGCTGCAATACCAGCAGAAAATTCATTATCAACTAAAGAAGAACCTCTGGTAAGATCAACCTCTCTTACTGAGATTCCTGGAGACACCAAACCTATACCTAGTGCCATGTTTATCTACCCCTAAATGAATCATAGATCTATAAGATATTTATAGATTTGTGTTTTTTCAATGGGGAAATGATGCATGAACAAGTTTTACCAGTCAGGATATTCCCATTCAATAATTTTAATCGGAGACTTTCTTGAGTTTATAATTCTTTTAATGGTACATGATTTGCATTCATATGAATATGATGATGGATGAATTCCTCTATTTTTGCGAGTAATATAAAAATCTGTTAATAAGTCTTTTTCCTTTCTACACACTCTACATGTTCTAGTAGAAAATAATAAATGTTCTAATGAAAAATTCTCTTCAATATCCATTATCGATATTCCCACATATAAGCTCTATCTCCATATTCATCTAGTTTCCAAACATCTCCAGACGTATCAACAAAGGTACTTTCATGATCATTTAACCCATCCAATATAAATCCAAAAGGTGCCATGTCTTGTTCAATTTGGTTCTTCTGTTCTTCATAAATTCTTTTACGAACATCATTCTCAGTCATCTCCTTAAAATAAGGTTGAACAACTAACCAGGAGAAAATTACCAGGCACATGGATAAGTCATCATTTGCACCCTCTTCAGCTTCAAATGATTGATTCTTCTGAATGAATGTTGTAAGTTCACTGATGATATCATAATCACTAAAAATCAACTTGTCATCTTCTACAAGAGTTTTTAAGTTTGAACAACCAACCTTCTTAACCGTCTTGGACATCTTCAATCCAAGTTGGGATTTATTGCCAGAGAATCCTTGCCCTACAATTTGTCCAGCTCTACCGCGCATCGCACACATTAAGATGTGATCATATTCAAGATCAAAGTGAAGAAT